CAACACTACCATACATGCAAACTGCAATCATTTCCTTTTAATTCTCCAAAGTGTAAATTTTCTTTCATAAACCTTATAATCTCCCGACAAAATCTTAATTATGTGAGCCACCATATTTTCCACTTCTTCATAAGTTATTCCGTAATATTTTGATGCAGCAACAATTGCTATATCATGTGGATACCATGGTTTCGGTATAGGATATTGTTTAAAATTATCCACGACTTCTTTAATACCATTTAGTTTATATGCATATGATATATTTCTATTATGTATCATATTCTCATCGTACAATTTTGAGTGTCCATCACGCTGCAATTTCAGATATGAACGAACGTAGTCGGGCACGAGAATCGTCGAACCATTGTCATTCCACACTAGTAGTCTGCAAAAGTTCGCAACTTCTTTACTCAACAGTGGTTTGCATTTCAAATTGAATTTCATACCTATGTTGGCTGCGATCTCATGAATGTTAATCCACGCATTCATTACGGCAAGCATGTCGTCTCCGTTAACATATAATTTTTCTAGCTCATTATTTTTCTTTTCACAAAAATCAGTTAAAGCTACAAAATTTATAATTGCATTACCTATTGACGTATCAAGTGCACCCGATAATCGCATACAACTTAATTTTAAGTTAACAGTTGAAGCAACAACTGTTATGTTATTATATATATGTAACCACACGTTTGCAACTTCATCTGGCAATCCCAACATCTTGAGTATTTCATATTCTACGCTTATGTCATATTCATCTATTTGCTTGTCAAATTTTTCATAGTCATTCTCAAACATATATGTAACATTTTTATTCGTCAGGAATTGCGCAGCCAGCTGTTCAAAATCGAGCCCTATTGCATAAACATATTTTGGTTTGAGACAGCTTATGAAACGCTGTTTCAACACATCAAATAATTTTGCGTATATCGCAGACATACCATAGTTTACCGCCGATATTGTGCGCCCTATGTTTTCTATTTGCACTGCCTTAACGTCAGGTTTAACCAACGTTTCATCCTTAACGTGCATTTTAATTGTTTGTGCCTGATCTTTCATGTCGCTTAGATATAGGATCTCACGCGCCAACTTATCTTTCATAAGCGAATCTCCATGCTCCTGCAACCATTTCTTTGTCGCCTCGCTATCGTATGCGACA